ACTTCTGATCCATCGCCTTGCACCACGCGCGCAGGTCCTTGTTGAGACCGTCGAAGTTGGACTCGAAATCGGGTGAAACAGCCATGTCGTTCGCTCCTGTTGGTGTTGGTGCGGGGCTTGGGGTGGGTTGCGGGGTTGTGCCTTGGGCGAGCTGCAGCATGCGGGCGACATTCAGTGAGCCGGGGTCGCCGTGGTCGTTGCCGTAGACGTGCTGATGTCCGCAGTGGCCGGAGAAGTTCAGCCACTCGGCTGCGGTCATCCGGGCCGCGGACGCGCCGTAGGAGCCGGGGTAGGCCAGCCACGGCCGCGGTGTGGAGACGAGCGGCACCTCCCACTCGGTCGCCATGAACTTGGCGAAGTCCGCGAGTGCCTGCAAGGCCCAGTCCGGGGCGGTCGGCCAGAAGAAGCCGGGCCCAGCGGTGTCGCAGGTTCCGGCGAGCTCCACCTGGCATACGTTCAGGTCGTTCGTGCGGACGTCGACCGGGGAACGTGGGTGGACAAGCGCCCGGGCGGACATGTTGACCGGGAAGTACTGCCGCCACGCGACCGTCTGAGAGCCGGGGTCGGGCAGGCCGGTGAACGTCGGGGCCATCGAGCCGCCCGAGTAGCCCGGCCAGGCGTAGCCACCCTCGGTGGTGTGCCAGGCGATCGTGTCGACCTTGGGCATGACGCTGCCGGGGTAGACGCCGGAGAAGTCCTGCGTGGTCTTGTCTGCGGGCGGGTAGTAGAGAGCGTGTGTCACAGGCTTACCTCCTGAGTTGAGTGCTTGGACGAGGGCGCGGCCGACGTCGACGCGCTGCTGGTAACGGTCGGGGTAGGCCGACCGCTGGACCGCCTGCGCGGCCTGCCCTTCGGTCATCGACACGCGGCTGGCGATCTTGACGAGCTCGCGCAGGAATGCACGGGCGGACGTGTAGGGGTCCTCGCACTGCGCGATGGTGCCCCAGCCTTGGGATGGCCTCTGCTGGAACGGGCCTACCGAGTCGGCGTCCTTCTGGAACACCGCGGGGCCGGTCTGGAAGTTCGACTCGGTGTCCGCGGTGATCAGCGCGATCACGGCGTCCCGGTCGGTGAGGGATGCGTCCTTGTGGGCCCGCCAGATCGCCTCGACGATCCGCAGCTGCTCGCCGGCGAGCGACTGCCCGCCGTAGGCGCCGTCTGGGAGAGTCATCAGCCCGTTCCTCCCAGCTCTGCGTTCCGGCGTCGGTACATGTCGTTCTCCTGTCTCAGCTGGTCTAGCTCGGCGCGCATTTTCGACAGCTCGACCCGCAACTCGCGGGCCTCGTCCGTCGCGGCCTGCAGCTCGGCCCGGACCTCCTTGAGTTTCTGCCGCTCCACGATCACCCCTGCCTTGGCCTCGGCGCGGACCTCCGCGAGTTCCTTCCGCAGCGGGTCCACGAGCTCGCGGGCGGCGGCGGTGACAACCGCGGTCGCGGTCGCGTCAGCAGACTCGGCCTGCGCGGCGATCATCCGCCGCTCGTAGAACGCTTTGACGGCGAGCCCGATGACGGTCGGCAGGCCCACGGCGGCGATGAGCGCGACGATCGTCGCCGGCTCCATCAGGACTCCTTCAGCGACTTGATCGCGACCCGCATGATGTGCCCGATGTCGAACGCCCGCTTCAGACTGGCCAGCCCGAACCCGAGGACGATGCCCGCAGCCACGGCCGTGGACGGGCCCAGGACGAGCAGCAGCGTCAGCCCGTACAGGCAGGCCGCGCCGCCGACCACGAGCAGCCCGATCCGCTCGATGGTGAGGGCGTTGGCGTAGTTGCCCAGCCAGTAGGAGCCGAGCAGTGCGACGACCGCGCCGCCGAACAACATGACCCCCCAAGTGGTCGCGAGCCACGGCGGCAAGGTCGCCTCGATGGACCGCGGCTGCGGGTGGCCGAGGATCAGCGGCAGCCCGGAGATGACCGCGAGGGCCAGCATGAACGTCTGGAACGGGTGCCGTCCGGCGTGCAGCGGGTCGGCGTACTTCACGCCGCGGGAGCGGGGTTGGGGGAGGGAGCCGCGGGCCACCCGAGCGCGGGCGCGGGCGAACCAGTCGGGGCCAGGTCGTCGCATCAGGCGAGCTCGTACTCGCCGGACGCGGTCAAGGTGCCGTTGACCTGGATGGGGTAGTTGAACGCCGTCCCGGTGACGAGTGGGATACCGGTGCCAGCCGACGACCCGTCGCTGGTGTCCTGGAAGTACGTCTGCGCGGCGTTGGTGTTGGAGCGCGGGAAGTGCATCACGCCCGTGTTCCCGCCTGCGCCGACCGCCCAAAACCCCAGCCAGTTGTCGGAGGTGTTAGGCACGAACAGGCCGCACGGCCCGGTCTGGTTCAACGTGGAGATGTTCGCGGCCGGTAGCCCTGGCGGGAACTGGAACACCAGCGACCCGCCCGGTCCGGACACGGAGGACCCGAAGGACCAGGTGCATTGGAAGTCGACCTTCTTCCCGGTCAGCCGGAACCGGCCGATCTGCGACGACCCGCCTCCGATGTTGAACGCAACCCCACCGGCGCCCTGCAGCGTCGGGGTCCACGTGTCCCACGACGTCGGGTTCATCAGGTCAGCCCACGCCACGAGGATGGCGTCGAAGTAGACGAACTTCCCCGGCGAGATCAGCCACGCCACCTGCCCGCCGACCGGGGCCGTGATCTTCCCGTCCCGGTCTGCCGCTGACGCGAACCGGCCGACGAACATCGTCTCCGCGTTACTGAACGCGGTCATCAGGTCGGCGGCAACCTGGTCGGTGCCCCCCGCCGCTGGGATCGGGACGCCCGTGATCGGGGTGTTCGGCATGCGTGCTCCTCAGCTTCAGTTGTCGGCGGCGAGCCCGGCGCGGATGAGCCCGGCGCGGAGGACGTTGAGCAGGGCCAGCGCGGACGGCAGGTCCGTCGGCGACGGCGGCAGGACGACGCGACCCCGGCCGCGCAGCTGCACGCGGGTGGCGGCGTTGCCGAAGTCGAGCCACAGGCTGTCCACGCCGTCGGGGCCTTGGAACGGGCGCGGGGCGCCGTGCCCGTCGAGCACGACCGGCGCCGGGTCGCCAGCGACGGGCAACAGGTCCGTCACTTGCGTCTTGCCGGTGCGGGTGGTCCACGCGGTAACCCCGGTCAGCCCCGGCGGCCCGAACACCACCGAGGCGCCCCTGCTGTCGGGCGGGCCGTCGACGGCGTCGCCGCCGAACCAGGCCCTCACTGGACGAACCGTGCGTCGAACGAGGACGCGAAGTCGGGTTGGACGTAGGTGCCGGTGGCAGCGTTCAAGTACCAGTGGACTTCGACGTAGTCACCGGCAGCGACAGCCACCAGCTTCGCCGGAGTCGCGAAGGCACCGGGCGCCGCGGACGGCTTCGTCACAGCGGACCCCTTCACCTTGACCCCGTTCACCGCGAGACACACCCCACCGGTGCCGGTGCCGTCGATGGCGACGACTCCCTGGAACTGCCAGGTCCCGCCGCGGTCTGCCGGGATGGTGTACCGGGACGGGTTCACCGTGTTGCTGTGCCCGCCGTGAGTGTCGATCAGCGCGGCGTCGAACAGGACCGGCGTCCACGTGTTCAACGCCACCCCCGTCTGCGGGGTGTTCTGGGTCGCGGAGAACACCGGCGACGGGGAAGCCGCCGCGAGCATGGTCTCCACGTATGGCTGCGACCCCAACCACGACACGATCACCGAGTCGCCAACCTGCGGCTTGTACCACGGCGGGAACGGCAGACCAGGCACCGTGGCACCCAGCGCGAGGACGTCGACCAGGGCGCCGTTGACGGCCTGGACGTACCCCGACACGCGCGGGTGGTCACTCACGACAGGTTCCCCCCGTACAGGTGCTGCCGACGCTTCCGGACGGACTTGACCAGCGCGAGCGTCGACCTCGTCTGGGCGGTCATCACCCCGGCTGCGTCCAACGGGATCGTGATCGAGTCCTGCAAGTGCCGCTCCACGATCCCGGTGCCGGGATGGACGACCTGCACCACGTCCCCCGGTTCCAGCGCCGGGTTCACCAGCGTCGAGTAGTTGACACTCCTGGCGGCGCCGGTGTTGTTCACCAGGATTGCCCGCGCGGCGTTGTTCGCCTGGTCCTTGTCCGCGAACAAGGCGCTGTCGTAGAACCCGACGACCTTCCCGAACGGGCCGCCCCAGAACGTCGGCGACGTCGGGTCGTCGTCGGTGGCCAGGTCGGAAATGATCGTCGCGCCGCCAGCGGTCGTCGTGGACCCGCGGGCGACGATCCCGTTGAACACCTGGTCCCGGGTCAGGTCGTGCCGGGCCGCGATCAGCACCCCGCCTGGACCGCCGTCCAGGATGATCGGCGGCCCGTGCGTGCCGATCGTGTACGGGATCGTCCGCGGGATAGTCGGCCCGGGCAGGTGCCCGATCACCACCCCGGCGGGACCGCCGGTGACGGTGAACACAGGCGGGTCGTTCGGCGACGGCTGCGGCTGGATGATGAAGTCGCCGTAAGGGTCGGCGAACACCTCACACCCCAAGCTCGACACCAGGTCGATGAGCGCCGCGGTCCGGGACTGCGGCCACGTCACCCTGGGCAGGGACACGTCGATCACGTCCGGGTCGACCCGGACCTCAGCCCACGGCACCACCTCCAGCAGCAGTGCCTTGATCTGCTCCACCGCAGACGCCGCCGACGGCGACGTCCGCGGGAACGGGAACCTTGTCTCCTCGACCCGCTTGAGCCGGTCGATCCCGGTCACCGCGATCCCCTTGAACACGCCATCATCGAAGGTCACCGCTCGAATGCCGAACGTGCCGACACAGATCAACTCCGGGCCGTTGACTGTGACCGCGCCACGCCACAACCGGATCTCGTTGCCGTACGGGGCTAGGAGGTCACCGGCGGCGCCGGTCGGGGTGTATGCCGGGTCGCCGATGGTGACGGTGCATGTGCGGCGCGCCAGCTGGGTCCGGTTCGCGGTGACGCTGCCGGCCGTGACCGGCAGCCCTTGCGCGACGGTCTTGCCGTTGCGGACGATGTCTGCCCGCACGACCAACTGGTGCGAGCGGGCGACGGTCGCGTCGAACACCGCCGACCGGGGCTGCATCAGCGGCTCGAGTAGGTGCCAGTGCGGCTGCTGTACAACGGCCACGCCGCGGACGAGTCGGCGTACGTGTGACCCGGGACCGACACCCGGGAGCCGACCACGGACGGACGGGCGACCTGCGTCAACGGCAACGACCACGTCCGCCACGTCTCGGTAGCCTTATTCACCGGACGCTTCCGGACCACGCTGCCGACGGTGACGCATCGGTCCGCGGTGCCGAACCCGGGCATCTGAAGCAGGTAGGGCCCGGGGGAAGCCAGCAGCGCCGTCAACGCCGCCTCAGCTCCGGGGGACTGGGTGAGCACCTCGAGGGTGCCCGTCTCGTACTGGCGGATGTCCTGCACGACGATCGGGTCGGCGCGGCCGATGACCCGCAGCACACCCTCCGGTATCGGCGCGGTCCAGTCGGGGATTATCACGGTCTTCACGTTCACCGACAGGCTCGGGGTGGTCAGTGACTTGATCCATGTGGCGAACCCGAAGACAGGGTTGGCAACCGTGATCGCGGCGGCTGCCGATGATGCCAGCAAGACTCCGGCAACGTCGTACGCGGTCGCGACGTAGGACTGGGCGACGCCGAACGGTGCTTCGTGGTCGGCGCCGCCCGCGACAGCGCCCGGGGCCATGGCTCGCGACAGTCCGCGGACCACCCGCCCAGTCAGACTTTCGGAGACGGTGACAGTGAACACGCGGCTGGCGGCCAACGCCGTCAACGGCGAACCGGCCGTGGTGAAGTCGACCGCGACCCGGACCGTCGTCAGATCCGGCAAGATGGTGACGGTGACAACACCATCCGATGATGCGGGCACAGGTCAGCTCCTCATCGGATGGCGACGGACGAACCGGCGGCGGCGGTGAGTTGGGCTGCCCGGTCAGCGCGGGCGATCTCCCCGCGCATCGTCCCGATCAGCACACCGGACACGTCATACAGGTGGAACGTGCCGCCGCCGCTCATCTCTTGCTCGGCGGTGCGGACCCGCTCCGGTTTCCCGGTGCCGTTGTACGCCGCCGTGAAACCCGGTTGCAGCCACCCGCCGGTGTCGAACTTCACCACACCACCGTCGGCGTACCCACCGGGCCGGTTGAACGCCGACGCGAGGGAGCCGTAGTTGCCGATGGCGTACCTCATCGACCCGGTGATGTTCGCGTCAGCGTCCCAAATGTTGTTGGGCAGCGACGGGTCCTTCCACCTTTGGAAGGTGGGGTCGATCATCTGCATGAGCCCCTTGCTCGGGGTCCCGGCCTTGGCGTTGGAGTCCCAGAGGTTGATGGCGTTCGGGTTCCCACCGGACTCCTGCTGCATCCGCCGCAACGTGGTGTTCATCAGCGACGACGGCTGCCCGGTCCGGCCAAGCGCCGCCATCACGTTGTTCGCCCACTGCAGGACGCCCGCGCTCGGGTTGTAGGCGATATTCCCGGACCCGGACCCAGCCGCGACGGCGGCGACACTGCCGCCGGGGATCGCCCACCCGAGATACTTCGCGCCCCACTGCGACATGGGCCGGTTGAAGTCGACCTGCCCGAGCAGGTCACGGGTCGGCAGGTCTGTTGACACGATCGAGTTCTGTCCGACGGCGAGGTCGACGTGACCGGCCGGGTTCCCCGTGTTGTAGAACAGCGCGGCACCAGCGGGTGGGTTCGTGTCGGAGTGTTTCTCCGGCGCAGCGTTCCACGCGTCGATCGCCCGAGGCAGCCCCAACCAGTTGACCTTGTGACCCCACGCCGCGTTCACGAACGCGAGGCACTTGTCGAGCCACCCGCTGGAGCCGACATGACCGAGGGCCCACTGCACGGCCGACGCTGCCCCGGCGCCGTCGGACGCGGTCGACGACGCCCCGTTCTGGTTCGCGGCGGTAAGGAAATCCTTGACCTGCTGGGCGAGGGCGTCACCAGCCTGGGTGAGGACGGCGCCGGCGATCTGCGGGAACGGCCCCGACCCGATCCCGCCGACGATCGACGAAACGATCTTCTTGATCGCGTCGAGCGGGTTCGCCGTGACCGCTGAGGCGATGCTCGTGATGGGGTTCGCCGTCTGGGACGCCGCGACGCCCAAGCCGGTCTTGATGGCGTCCCACACGCTGCCACCGTCGGCATAGCCGCGGACCAGACCGCCGTCCGCGTGCCCCTCCCCGGCGAACAGGCCGCGGGGGATGAGCTTGTGCTGCAACGCCTCCATGACACCGGTGCCGTAGTAGTCCACCGCATCGACCGGCTGCACCCACTCCCGCGCCGTCAGCCATGCAGGGATGTTGTCCGCCCGGTCGTGCGGGGACCAGCCACCCACAGAACCACCGGCGGCGTGACGGGCCGCGCCAGTCGGGATGCTCGCCAGACCGCCGTCGGCGAACTGCGGGACCGTCGGCAGCTTGATACTGACGTGGAGGCCGTCCAGCAGCGACTGCAGGGGGCCGATGAAGTGGTCTTGGACGAACCCGAGGACGGCATTCAGTGGGCCCTTGAAGTTCTCGACGACCTTGCCCCAAATACCGCCGATGGTGTCGACGATGTCCTGCCACGCGCCGGACGCAGCACCCTTGATCGTGTCCCACGCCCCGGCCAGAAATCTTCCCAGGCCGCCGACCTTGTCACCGATCCAGCGCAGGAACCCGTCCCAGATGCCGGTGATGCCAGCGACGATCCCGTTCCACCAGGCGGTGGCGTTCGTCTTGATGTCGGACCACCGCGCCAGGAGGTAGTCGCGGACGGCGTCGCTGTTGTCCCTCACCCTCTGGACAAGCAGGTTCCAGACGTCGGAGATATCAGCGAGAATCCCGTTCCACCAGGCGGACGCGTTCCTGCGGATGTCGGCCCACCGCGCCAGCAGGAAGTCCCGGATCGTGTCGTTGTTCTCGACGACGGTGCGGACGAGCTTGGCCCAGACGCCGGAGATGTCGGCCAGGACGCCGTTCCACCATTCGCTGGCGTTCCGGCGAATGTCCGCCCACCGCGCCAGCATGTAGTCCCGGATGGCGTCGTTGTTATCGGCGACGGTACGCAGGAGCTTGGCCCAGATCTCGCCCATCTTCTCCCGGAGCATCACGCCGGTCTCAGTGAGGTTCGCGACCAGCCGGCGGCCGATCTCGGCGAAGCCCTCCCGCCAGCCCTTGGCGAACTGCCCAAAGATCTGGTTCAGGTTGTCGAACGCCTCTTTCGCCGCCGGGACCAGCTGGTTGCCGAGCGTGATCATCAGCGCCGACACGGCGCCCCTCATGTCGGCGATCTTCCCGTTCAGCGTCTGCTGCTGCTCACCGAAGCCCTTGACCGCGCCACTCGCGTCATTCGTCGCGCCGGTGACGGTCTTGATGTTGTCAGTGGCGAACTTGGCCTGGTCCCCGGTCAGCATGAGCGCGACCGTGGTGGCCTCCTGGCCGCCGACCATGCCCGACAGTGCGCCGGTGTACGTCTTGACCGTGTCGCCACCGGTCTTCAGCGCAGTCGAGAAGCCCTTAGACGCGTTCTCCTGGGCCGCCCACTGCTTGAGCAGGTTCCCGTTCGCGGTGTCCATGGTTTTGACACCGACAGTCCAGTCGTGCATCTGGATCTTGCCGTCGCGGTAGTCCTGTGCCAGCTTCCGCGCCTTCGGCGACAGGGCGTCGAACATCTTTTGCGCGTCCGTCGCGGCGAGGTTCGACTGGTTCCACACGCTTTTCAGTTCGGCACCCGCCGGGCCCATGCGGTCCATGATCGTGGCCGACAGCTTCTCGAGGGTCCCCTGCAACCCGTCCTTAGAGAGGTTCGCAGACACGTCGTGGGACTGGATGCCGAAGTCGGCCATCCGCTTGGACATCGCCAGCGTCGGGTTCGACAGGTTCCGTAGCGCGCCGTTTAGGTTCTGCGCGGACTGCTCAGCGGACATGCCGTGCGCGGTCATCGTCGCCAGATCCGCAGCCAACTCAGGGAACGACATGTGCAACGCCGCCGCGCGTGGCATCACCGCGTGCATCGCACCGGAGAGGTCCTGGAAGTTGGTCTTGCCCACAGACACGGCGGAGATCAGTGTCGACGTGACGTGAGTCGCATCCCCGGCCGAAGCGCCGAAGTCCCGCATAATCGTCGAGACCGCGTTAGCGACGGTGCCGAGATCCGCGTTCTCAGTCTTCGCGCCCTGCGCGGACGCCTTCAACACGTTGAGGGCATCCGCGCCGTGGTAGCCGGCAGACTCCACGATGTACATGCCCTTGGCGAGGTCGGTCGCGGAGATCCCGACCTGGCCGGCCATCTCGAGGATTCCGTCCCCAACTAGTTTAAGGTTGCCCTTTGACTCACCCGCGGAGGTCATCAACCGGGTCATGGCGGCCTCGAAGTCGCCGGCCATCTTGACCGACTCGACGCCGATCCCGGTCACGACAGCCGTCGCGCCGAGCAGGCCGGTCGCGAGTCGCTTGCCGGCACCCTCGGCTTTGAGGCCCGCGCTCTCCGCGGACAGACCCACCTTCTCAAACACCCGCGAGGCGTTGTCGATTGCGAGCAGGTCCCAGACGAGGGCGAGACTGTTGGCCATCAGAACCCCCGACCCCGGACGCCGATAGCAACCATCTCCAGCACTGCCAACATCTCGGCCTTTGCCGCGGGCGTGTCCTTCTCCGCGGTCTTGTCGAACCAACCCTTAGCCGGGTCGTACGACTGCGTCACCCAGCCTTGCCCGAACACGGGGTGCCGCCAGGAGCCCGAGTTGGTCCGCGTGTACTTGGCCCGGATGCTGACCCCGGCGGTGGCGCCGGTCGTGCGGACCGACACCTTGATCGGCTGGTTCGCGACCCGCATGTTCAGGCCGCCTCGCTTCGGCAGGTCCGCCTCCGCGGCGACCTTCAAGTCGTCGACGACAGGCTTCGCCGCCGCCTTCAGCGCGCGAACCATCTGCAGCTTGATCCCACCCGCACCGGCAGCCTTCAACCGTGCCGACAGCGCGGCCAACTCGGCGGACCCGTTGCCGGTGACTACGACAGGTATCACGTCGCCACCTGCTTCCGGATCCGTTGAATGAGAGGGTCCACAACGGAACCCGGCTCGGAATGGACATGGTCGTCGAACGCCGCCAACGCGGCGTCCACGTCCAACGGCTCGTAGTTCTCGGCGCCGTTCGCCGCGGCTGCCGCCAGCAGCGCCTGCCGGTCGCCGAGGACAACCCGCTCCGCCCGCTCCAACATCAGGACGTAGGCGATGTCGCACACGTCCCTCAGGCTCAGGCCGAGATCAGTCCAGACCTTCGTGCTGCCAGCACCACGTCCGGTCGCACCGGAGTCGGCTCGGGCAGCGACGTAACCGAAGCGACGGGCCGCGACTCGGACTTCTGTTCGGTGCTCGTCAGCCCATCCGAAGATTCGGAGGGCTGCCCAGTAGGGCGGTCCGCCAACGCCTCAAACACGGCGTTGACGACGACCATCAGCTCGTCCTCGTCTTCGATGTCGGACGCCATCCGCACGAACCGGGGCCACTCGTCCTTACGGAGAGCACCCTCCAGCAGGTCCAGCATCGCGGCGAGCTTCTCCATCTCCGACGCGCCAGTGCTGTCGCGGGTGGCCCTGGCGAACGCCATCGTCACGAACGGCGGGACCTTCGCCCGCAACTGGAACGTGTCACCGTTCAGCTCAACCGAAGCAGTCATCAGGCCCTGCCAGTGCCGGCTGTCCAGAGCCGCGACGCCTGGTTGTACGTGGGCGACACCTCGCCGTTACCGGTCCAGGGCAGCGTCGTCGTCGCGGGGACCTTAACGAACCCCATCTTGATCGAGCCGGAGTTCAGGATCTGGAACGCGACCCAACGGACCGTGTTGTCCTGGCTCTCCCAGCCGAGCATGCACCGGACCTCCATCCCAAGCGCGGGCGGGTCGATCTGGGTCAGGGTCGTCGCACCGGCGCCGGTGACGGTAGTCACGGCCCCGTTCAGGGTCTTCGCCAGGTTCGAGGCGGTGAACCCCTTCAGCATGAACGACACGTGGGTTTGCCGGTCGGTGGACCGGTACGCCAACGGCTCTAGGCGTTCCGCGGCCACGATCGGGGACGCGGTGAGCGCGAGGGTCATATCTGACCCGGACTCGGTCATGCCGAGGGTCACCCACGGGCCGGCGGTGGTCCACGTGTCGGTGAACACGCTACCGGCGACAGTGTTCGCGGGGAGCGCGGTGCCGATTGGGGCGTAATAGAGCACGCCCGGGTCGGCCAGGTAGTTCGGAACTGCGAGTGTGGGGTTAGCCATGACGGCGGCCTTTCAGGGCGTGAAGAAACCCCCTACCCGAGCGGGTCAGAGGGTGGACTGGGTGGGTGGGTGGGTTGCTACTTCTTCTTCTTCGAGTCGCCGTCGACGGTCTGACCCGCCGGGGCCTCGACATACGCCGCCAGGGCGGGGTCCTGCGCCGGCTCACCCGCAGCGCGGACCAGGCCCTGCTTGTCCAAGTGGTACTTCTCGACGTGCTGCATGGGCACGTCATGTCCGGCCGCGAACGCCAGGACACCGTCGAGGAAGATCGGACCGTTCGCGGTCCACTTCCCCCACTGCGCGTTCTCCGCGTCGACGACCTCCTGCTCGGCAGCGGTCAGGGTCGAGGGGGTATTAGTTTCAGCCATGACGTATCTCTCCTACAAGGTGGTGGTGGCGTATCGGAGCGTGTGAACTAGCGCGGTGGCGGTGCCGCCCGCGTTACTGATCGAGTGGACCTCGACGTGGGTCTCAGCCGTCCCGTTCGGGGACAGCGTCTTGCCGAGGGTGTGGTCCGAGCGGATCACCCGGTCCAAGGCGTCGGCGATGACGAACGCCTCCCCCTGTGCTATCGCTGGGTCAGAATCCCCGACCTGGGCGACGATCTCGGAGCGGACCTCACCGGCCTCGTCCCACTGGAAACCGTCCGGAGACTGGATCAGCTGGTATGAGCCGCCGTGGTCGTCGGTGACGTACCCGACCGTCACATACCGTTCCGGGTGCTCCCCCGTCTCCGGTGGGCCCGCGTAGACGGACACGCCTGACATGCCGGGCAGCGTGGGGATCGTCGCAACCAGCCACGCTTTCACCTGCGGCCACTGAGCGGCCACGTCACGCCACCCCAGGCGGCGCGAGATACGGCAGCAGCAGTTCCATCACCTCGGGGGCGAGGAACCCGACGTCCCCGCTGTACGACGGGGGCGGAGCGTCGCCGCCACCACCGGCCATCGGCATCGACCCGCGTTCCGCCTCCCACATGTCAGCGACCTGCATGAGGATGGCCCGGTTCACCGGGGCCGGGACGACGCCCCGGCCTGCGGTGTACGTGATCGTGAACACCGAGCCGGAACCGTAGAACGGCATAGACCCGCCCACCTGGAGCCGGCGCAGGACACCCGTCTCCGAGTTGGCCTGCCACGCCGCTGTGTCGTCGATCGGGGCGGCGCCCAGCCACGGCTGGATCATCACCGACTGCACCGACTGCACCGGCGTGCGGGCGAGCACAATCAGCGGGCCGTGGTTGTCGACGACCTCCGTATAGGACGTCGGCGTGACAGGGCCGATGATGTCCGCGACCGCAGCGACCGCGTCGTCGAGGAAACCGCCGAGCTTCACGTCGTCCGTGCCCGACTTGATCCGTAGATAAGCCTTGGTGTCCTCGATGCCGACGAGCGGACCTGCTGGCATCGCGTGTCCTTCCGCAGGAGGTCCCAGACCGTCCCCGCATCAATGGCGGGGACGGTCCGGAATGGGGCTACTTCTTGGTGTCGGACACCCGCGGCGCGGCGGCGTTCTGCAGCTTCCGCTGCTCCACCGCCGACTCCGGCACCGACAGATCCGACTTGCGCTCGAGGCCGTACTTGTCCTCGTGCTCGACGGACAGCAGGACACCGTCTCGTTCCGGCTCCGGGTCAGCCGTCGCCAGGTGGTGCAGCCGGTGCGCCTCCGCAATCGGGTCCTCGACCCGGTTGTCGGACACGAGCTGGCCTTCGTCATCAATGCTCTTGGCGTGAGTCGCCATGTCATGCTCCTATCTCGATGTAGGTCAGAACGCCGGAGGAGTGAGACCCGGGCCGTTCATCGTCGCGATGGACGAGCCGAGCCGGTTCAGGATCAGCCCGGCGTAGTTGTACAGCCGGAACAAAACTCCCAAGCTCTCCGCGTAGGGGGCCGTGAACGCTTCCGCCCGCGGGGTGGACTCGAACAGCCACAGGTCCGAGGTCCGCATCAGGAAGACCTCGTCCTGGTTGGTCCCGACACCAAGGTTGGTCGGGATGTTCGAGTCGATGACGACCGGCAGACCGAGGAACCGGCCCGCCGAGCCCTGCACGGTGACCATGTCGTTGGTCGCGATGGGGTTGAACGCCACGTCGGCGGGGACGACCAGCGGCCGGCCCTGAGAGTCGACCTGCGCCATCAGCCAGTACCAACGCCGTGGGTGCATCAGCCACACCTCCGGCGGTGCGTAACGGTTCGTGACGAACGACGCCAGCATCCCGTTGGCCTTGGAGTAGAACGTCGCCGCCGTGGGGGTCGCCGCGAGGACCGCCTGGTTCGCGGCCAGTACGGTCGCGTTCGTCAACCCGTTGAGGACTGAGTTGTTGTTCGCACCCGTGCCCGCACCGAGGAGGACCTGCACGCCGAAGTAGGCGTTGTACGCAGCGGCCAGGTCAGCGGAGATGACCTCGTCGAACGGGATCGCCGATTGATCGAGCAGCTGCTGGGAAACGACTTCCTTGCCCAGGATCGTGGTGAACCCGGTCGAGACGTAGCTGGTGGTGATGTCCGTCGCCGCGACCGTGGAGTTCTGGGTGGTCTGGAGGGCCACCGACGTGCCACCGGTGATCTTCGGGATGGAGATCGAGGAGGTCCCGTCGGGCACTGGAGCCTTCTTGAACAGGTCGGCGGTGATGCGCCCGGGCCGCAGGAGGTTGATCCACTCGTTGACCAGCCAGGCTGGAGGCGCGAACTCACCACCGGAGCCGCCGGTGGTGTTTGTGTTGCCCAGGGCGCGCTGCTCGTCGGCGGCCATCTTGCCGGAACGAACGAGCCGCTCCGTGGCGTCACGGGACTTATCCGGACGGGCGGCCCGCAGGCCGAGGTCACGGAAGTAGGACTGCCCGTTGAGGTTGCCCTTGATGTACACGGGCGGGTCGGTGACCTGCGTGCTGCTGGTCACGCCACCCTCGCCGGCTGCGGCGCGGGCCTGCGCGGCGCGGGCCTCAGCGGCCTCGGACGCGTCGATCTCGAGGAGCCGGTTGTCGGCCTCCCGGAGCTCGCCGAGGAGCTTGTCGAAGCTCGACGTCTCCTCGGGGCTGAAGTTCTTGTCGTCGCGGGTTTCGGCACCGGCCACGAGCGCGTCAAGCTGCTCTTTGATGGCCTTCCGCCGCTCCCGCATGTTCTCTGAGAGGGACATGGCGAAGCACCCCTTCCTAGGGGGTTGAAAATCGGATGGGTTGGCCGCGGTCAGATGGTTTCGCCGGGAGCCGTACTAATAGGCGTGCCGGGGGTCCGGGCTGGGTGCGGTACTGCAAACCCGCGTCGCGACACGGGTGGCTTGTGGTGGGTCAGGCGCTGCGCGGCGCGTCGGCGGCGGCGAGGATTCGCCTGGCCATGTCCGGGTGCAGCCCCCGCGCCGGGGTGGTGTCGGCAGCAGCCGCGTCGGACGCGGCCACCGGGACATACGTCGTCTGCCGGCGCACGGGAACCGGGTCACCGGTCAGCGTCGCTACTCCGCTGGCGAGGGTGTATGTCTGCTGGAAGGTGTCGCTGTCCGTCTCGGAAGACACGAGGAACCAGACGCTGGTGTCGTCGAAGTCCTCGACATAGGTCCACACGTCCTTTGCGCCGTGCGCCTCGATGACGGCCTCACCGAGTGCGTCGCGGGTGTCGTTGGCGGTGGGACCGGAACGCTGGGCGATCTGGTCGACCACTTGCCGCAGCTTCGCCAGATTCGCCGCCGACAGCATGCGCCCCGCTCGCATCTCCTTCGCGGTCTGCTCGACGAACACGCGACGCGCCTCTTCCAAGTCGCGGGCGCGGACACTGACCGACGTCGTCGGGTTCGCCGGATACGTCACCACGGACACGTCGCCGCCAGCGAGGGACACCTCGTTCAGGGTCCGCATCGTCTTCTCCGGGTTCGTGTAGTCCCACGCGTCACCGCCGGGAGCCACACGGAACGCGAACGACATCTCGTCCAGGTCGCCGCGGCGCATCTTCGGCAGGAGCCGCTGCACGTCCGGGTCCGCCGGGTCCAACATGGCCCGAACGTGCAGGCCCGGGGAGCCTTCGTCTGCATTCAGGTCGAGCGTGCCGGACTTCGTCCGCGCCAGCGGTTGGCCGGCGTGGTCAACCAACAGGCGCACGTCCGGCTTAGTGGTCAGGGTGCGGTTGAACGCGCGGGAGTCGACCTGCTCCCAGAACGGGCCCATGTCATACGGCCTGTCGAACGTCGCCGCGTAGCCCTCGAGGATCGGTGCGCCTGTGGTGGCGTCGTCGCGCATCTCGAACGACGCCGCGACCGTGCGCGTCTCAAAAGTGTCGAACGCCATTGTCAGGCTCCTGTCGGGTTCTCGGTAGCAGGCACCGGGGCCTCCGGTCCCACCGGGTTGTGCAGCGCTGGCTGGCCGACTGGCCGGCCCAACGGTCCCACCGTCAAAGGCACCATGTCGGCCTCCTTCTTCTGCGCGTCCGTCATCGGGTCCAACCCGTCCCTGGACCGGAGTTCGGAGGGGGCGATGATCTTGCCGGCGAGCCGTTGCAGGTCGACCTTGGCTTGGGTCTCCGCGTCCAGGCGGATCAGCCGGTGCGCGTTGAACTGGACGTACTGGGTGCCCGGCAGCAGCCGGAACACCGCGTCCTCGATCCGGCGCAGCCAGTGCGCGAGGGAGTAGGTGACGAACTCCAAGCCCCGCTGCTCCGTGTTGGTGTACGTCTGCGACCCACCGGACGGGCCGTCGATCATCCCCGCGGGGACGCCGAAGTAGCGACAGATCTGCGCCACCGACGACTGCTGGGTCGCGAGGAACTGGGACTCGTCCGGCCTCACCTGGATCTGCGTGTACTTCAGGCCGAGGCCGAGGACGAGCGGGTCCCGGCCCCGGAACGTCGCCATCACCCGGTCCTTGATGGTCCGGGCCTGCTCCTGGTTGACCTGCTGGTCCGACTCGAGGACCGCCTTCGGGATGCCGTCGCCGTCGAAGAACCCGGACGCGAACCGCCGCGAGCTCAGGTCCAGACCGAGGACCGCGGCGGCATAGCTGATCGGGGACAGCCCGACGACCGACCCAGGCAGGGTCAGTCCACGAACGTGCCACATGTCGTGTAGCGGGATGACCCGGTCGACCCCGGTGCCGTTCTTCAGCTTGTAAGTGATAGTCCCGGCCGTGTCGACCGCCACCGTCACCCGGTCCGGGTCGAGCAGATGAACCCCGGTCGCGTTCATCAGCCCGTCTCGTTGGATCAGGCCGTACGCGTTGCCTCGCATCAGCAGCGACACCATCAGCATGTGCAGCCACTCCGACTGCGTCATGTCCCCGTCCGGTGACGTGACCAGCTTCGGGTCGGCGATCCGTTTCGGCACCGCCATCGGATCCGCAGCCCGCCGGAACGTCTCCATCGGCAGCGACGACACTGACCCCGCCAGCAGCGACACGCACGCCCACACGGTCGGGATCGTCAGCGCCGTGTCAGGCTTCGACGACACGCTGACGATGCCGTTCGCGTCCGCGCCGGGGAACGGCGAGATCGGCGGCTCAGGGAAGACGGCGCGGACCTCCCGCTCACGCCCGACGAAGAGACCCATGCAACCGGCCTTCCGGGGGTTAGGACGTGATTCGGTCGAGGACCAACAGCACGCCGGCCACGACCAGCGCGGCAGGAATAGAGATCAGAGCGACACCCGCGACGATGCAGACAAACGCCGCAACGCCCTCCAGGTCACGCAGACGCAGGCGAGGTTTCACCAGACCGAATCCGCCAGGTTCCCGCCGTAGGTCCGATGCCCCCAGCAGGCCAGCGTCACCGCGACCAGGGGCGTAATGTCCGACAAGGGCTTACGCAGATCCCACGCGAACGCGCCAGCCAACGGCCGCAGTTGCGCGTCCCGGACCGCAGCGTCCAGTTCCGACTGCCCCAGGTGGCGCACGTCCCGGTTCTGCACCGCGTCGTAGATCCACCCGCACGCCTGCGCGTAGTCCCGCGCCGTGACGGTGTGAACCCGCACCCCAGCCTGTTTCAGGTCCTCCACGAGCGAACCGGCCGGGGAACCCGGGTCGATCACGACCGATCCACCATTTCTGGCCGTAACTTCAGCCAGATACGGAACAATCCAGTCCGTTCCCGGGCTGTTCTGCACGTTCTCGACGTGAATAACACCGTCCTCACGGGCACCTGAGGCCCCCACCGCGGCAGTGCGCCGGTCCTCCGCGACAGCAGCGGCGAACACCGGCGGTCCGTCGATGCTCGACGCGCGGTCCGCGCAGCCCTCCCAGGTGCCCTCAGGGAACACACCGCCCAACACCGGCACCGGGTCGAACACACCCAGACGCTCCCGAGCCAACCCAGCCAAGTTCCCCGAGAAGATACCCCGCTCGATCGCCAGATAGTCCGCCGAAACCCGCGTCCCCAACCCCGGGTTCGCCATCGCCAACAGCTCCAGGTCCGACGCATCCGGCGGCGGCGCCCCCACCTTCGGCTGAGGAACCGACCACTCCATGTAAGCCAGCGTCGACGACCCCGCCACGCCCCGCTTACGAATGCCCGCCAGGACGACGCTGTGCTCCTTGCCGGCGGAAGACGTGTACCAGACCTGCGGGTTCGGCGCCGTCGTCATCGTCGGCGCCAACGCCTCCATCTCCGCGTCAGTCAGGTCGTAAGCCTCATCGAAGATCAGCAGGTCAGTGCCCGACAGGCCACGACCGGCGTTCGGGCCGCGACAGATAAAGGACAGCTTGCGCCCGTCATGCAACTCAATGGACTTGTCCACCGGCGAGTTCAGGATCCGCTTCACCCGCCGCGACAGGTCCGGGGCGCCGTCGATAACCTGCCGGACCCGCTTGAACGCATCCGCAGCCGTCCGGAACTGCTGCGCCGTGTGAACGATGGACCGCTCCTCGAGCAGGAACAGGCCGCCGATCTCCCGCGCCTCCAGGATCGAACCCTTCCCATTCTGGCGCGGCACCACGATCCCGACCTCACCAGCAGCCCACCGGCCGTCCGAACGCTCGCCCATCGCCGACCGCAACGCCAACCGCTGCCACGCGTCCAACACCAAGCCGTTCTCACCGCAAAAATCCGCGATGTCATCGCCGGACGAGGACACCGCAGACGGGTAGGTCCAGACCCGTGGGGTATCAGAACCCCGCGGCAGTACGACGGGCGGCGCGTCGAGCAGCGAAGACGTCAACGGAATCCTCCGCTCGAGGGGTGCGCTCACGTAGGGCCTGCAGCGTCGACCGGAGCTCTTTGACCATCGCCGGCGCCGCCATCAGCGACCGGCCCGAGTCAATGGCTGCGGCCAACGCCAACGCCGACTGACCCTCAGGGGTGCCTACCGTCCCCAGCGCCTCAAGCTCGGCCAACGTCGCCGCGCGGCAGGACGCCGGCGGCCGCTTCTTGGCTGGTGGCACCCTGGCCCCCCCATCGGTCGCAAAAAAAAGAGCCACTGCGGGGTCGTCCGTGGCTTCGTTCGTCAAAAATGAGTTCGACGCAGTTGCGGTGTCAGCGGCGTGTTTCGTCCGCACATGCGGCTGATTTCGGTGATTGTCGCCGTTGCTGAGGTTGGCGGTGTCGG